CCGATGCTGACATTGACGATGATAGGCCCGCCACCACCGCCGCCAGACATCATCCTCTGGCTATCCCCGGCAGTGTGCACAGTTGACCCAGGAGCCAGGCTGACCAGTTCCGGACCCTGCTCACCTACCCAGGTCATCCCTGATCTTGGCCCGCCCCCTGCTGCTCCGATGATGCCGCCGTGTGCCCGGCCAGTGCCATACGGGATGTCCTTCGCGGGAACTCTTGAACCGGATGACGTGTAGTAGGTATGGATGTTGACTGTCTTGTTCTGGATGCCATTGAGCAAGCTATGTACAGTTCGCACGCCAGACCGAAGGTTCTCGATGTTCGCCAAAGCCTTGACGCGCTTCTCCGGCGGAAGACTCTTGATCTCGCGCTCGGCCCTCTTCAGCTTGGCGGTGAGGTCAGCTCCTTGTCCCTTGAGAAATGTAATCTTCTGGCCGGGTGACTTCTGCAGGGCGACCTTTGCCTGGAACAACTTCCTGTTCATGTCGTCAAGGTTCATGAGCATAGCTGTTCGCTTTTCCTTTGGAACAGTCTCAAGATCCTTGGTGATTTTGGCAATCTTCTTCTCGGCGTCAGCGATCTGTCCCTTGATGACAACGCGCGTCGTCATTCCCTTGACGCTGTCGTCCCACTCCTTGACCTTCTTGATCGCTCCGTCAAAAGCTTTGTCGGCCCCTTCCTTGATAGAGTCGAAGCCCTTGGCCGCTGCCTTGAGCTTTGGACCGATACCAGGCATCCAGCCGAATGCCGTGGCTGCGCCATTAAGCATAGTGCCGACAAGGTCGAGGAATGCACCTGTGATGAACTTGAGGCCCTGCAGGATGATCTTGGCCGAGAACAGTACGACCCGCGCAACGCCCTCGAAGGCAGCAGCGACCATCACACGAAACGTCTGTGACTTCTGGTAGGCCACGACGAGCGCAACGCCGATTGCGACAATGGCCATGACGACCAGGCCAATCGGGTTCGCAGCCAGCACGACGTTCATGATGCCCTGTGCGATTGCCCACAGCTTTGTTGCGACTACGATTGCCATGATGGTTGGGGCTATGAAGTCCATAGCGCCCTGTGGGATTGCGTTGACGATTGCGGCCAGGGCCGATGCGACACCAAGGCCGATGCCAGAGAACGGGGCCAGGGCCTCGATCACCTTCATGGCGGTCTCTGCCAGGTTCCTGAACATATCCAGGATGGCAGGGACCTTGTCCTTGACGCCGTCCATGAACGACTGGAACCCAGAGCTGCCCTTCAGGCCCTGACCGAACTCGGCGAACTTCTTGGTAATCTTCTCCAGGCCGCCGGTCATCGAACCAGCGAACGGCAAGAATGCCTGGAGGATTCCAGCGAAGCCGCTACCGATGTTCTTGAGACTTCCCAGGAAGTCTGGCAGAGTCTTCTTTGCTGCCTCGTTCATGTCGCCCATGAAGGACTTGAAGCCTCCGCCAGATACGCCCTTCTTGATCGAGTCCATCATGTCTCCGAGCGCATCAGCAGCGGTCTCGACCAGAGGTGTCAGTGCCGGCAGCGCAGACCGCATCGCTTCCAGGCCCTTGGTGAAGATTGGCATGGTCTTCGGGGCCAGCGCATCAGACCACTTGGTGAAGTCTTCCTTGAGGCCGATGAATGCCTTGGCGGTGTCGCGCGTCGCAGGAGGCAGCTTGGACATAGCCGCGTTGTACGCCTCCATGTCTGCTGCCGCGCTGGAAGCTCCTGAAGCAGCAGACTCCTGGGCCTTGGTGTATAGCTCGGTCGCTTCGGTCACCTTCTGCATCTGCGGCATGACAGCAGCGCCGAACGCCCCGACAGCCACGCCCACCGAAGCGAACGCAGCCACCGAGGCACCAGCAGCAGCGACCAGCGGACCGGCGATGCCAGGCCCAACCGTAGCAGCCAGGGACTTCATCCCGCCCATGACCTTCGCAAAGCCTTCGCCAGCCTGGTCAAATCCGGCTGCGGTGTCGTTGATCGACCGGACTGTGATGCTCACTACGTTGGGCATTACACCTCCTCAGGCGCGGGCTCCGGAGTTCCCATAGCATAGATCATCAGGAGCTGAAGCATGCTAGCATCCTCGGCCAGGATCTCGCTCGGTAGCTTGTGCCACCGGTCGCACAGGCCGATTACCAGCTTGGCGTGCCTCAGCTCCTGAGGCTCTACGACAGTGTTTCCATCGGAATCGACTCCACCGGGAACGTCTCTCCAGAGCCTGAGTCTTTTCCCAGGTCGCTCGAAACACCGGCGACAGCATCCATCCACGCCGTAACAATCGGCATGATGAATGTGAACTCCTGTTCCTTGACGCTGTCGATCGTCGCGGGAACGGCGCAGCCCTGTTCGTCCTCCAGGTTCCAGGACACCAGCGCACCGGCGAACCCTTCCAGCAGGAACCGGACGGCCTTGAGGTCGGACGGCTGGAAGCTCTTGCGGGTCACGTCGATGTTCTGCGCATGGTCCATCAGCTCCAGCAGCGCGCCAGACGACACCGAGCGCGCACTGACCTCCAGGCCCTCCAGTTCGCTGTCGGCGAACCTGAGTTCGAACCTGGTCTCTTGCTTCTTGAATCCCATCGTGGTCTCCCTTGCTTTTGATGGGGGCTCCTGGGGCTTATTAACTCCAGGTGGGCGCGGTGCCGTTCTGGAGGACGCCAGGAGCGCTCCAAGTCAGGGCACCGTCGGCTGCGCGGGTGATCGCGTAGTCGGTGTACAGGACCTCAGGGGCCAGCGTGTTCGCGCCGACCGTACCAGTGACGGTGAGCGTAGTGGTCCGGGCAACCGAGGTCGAAGGCACGGTCTTGAACACGGCGTGCGCCTGGTTTGCGGAGTCGTTGAACACGCCGTTGAGAGTGATCGAGAAGTCGGCCAGTAGCAGCAGACGCTCCATCGCAGCCTTGTCGACACCGGTGACGTCCTGCGCAGCGCGCGGGGTTGAGAACTGGAAGTTGGTGACGTCGTTCTTGATGACCTGTGCAGCCGCAGCAGCGTCGTCTACCGACAACGTGGTCCAGCCTACACCCGAAGTCTTCGCCATTGCTTATCCCCTTTCAAGGATCGTGTTGAGCTTGTCCTGGTGTTCTGCGAAGTCCTCGACCCAGTGTTCTGGACGAGTGTGTGTGACGGCCGGAGTACCACGAGGGTTGCCCCGGAAGTCCCCGCCCTGCACCATGAAGATCTCGGGCAGCTCTGTCCGGACCTTGTGCTGTGTGAAGCAGGGCTGGCCGGGTCTGAACAGGAACTCCGTCAGGCCCTCCGGCGTACGGGACTCGGTGAACCCACGGCCGGACTGCTTGCGGATGTAGAAGGCCTGCTTGGCACCGAGCTCAGCAGACTCATCGATCAGCGAGCGCCACCCGTTGGCGTAGGCCGCACACTCGACATCCTCGCACGTGGAATCCGCGAAGTGCGTGGACTTGGGCAGTGCGATCCTGTACGTCTTGTAGTCCTGAGGCGACATGGCGGGCTCGAAGCGGTTCAGGGCCATCAGAAGTCCACCAGGCTTTCGTTTCGCATGATCGCGACGGCAAAGGTACACTCGGAGAATGTACCAGAGGTCGTCACCTTGAGGTAGCGTTCGACAGCGAGCGTACGCGCTGTCTGGATCCGCTGGGTGCCGATGGCCGAAGCCGCAGCAAACACCCCGCCGGTGACGTTGACGTATGCGTCTGCGCCGTTGTTGGACGACTCCTGGATTGCGACGGTGCACGAGGTGCCCGTGAACGAGAACACCTGCAGGTAGGCCTGTAGGCCGAACTCTTGAGCAGCAGCCGCCGCTCCGAAGTCGATAGCCGTGCCAGCCGTTGCAGTGGTGTCGGTTCGCTTACCGGCCGTTCCCTGGATCCCCCATTCCAGACCGAAGGCGTTGGCCTGCGCCTGTGTCGCGAACGTCAGCATCCCGTCTGCAGCACGCGTGCCGTCGTATTCGATCTGCTTGCCCACAAGGCACGCCGCAGCATTGCCCAGAGTGGTTCCCCGAGCGTAGAACACGCCGACGTCGGCTGTCGGCAGGGTCCGAAGGCGTACGTGCGCCTGTCCGGCGCTGTCGTTCATGAAGGAGCTGAACGCAATCGAGCCGTCCCTGATGCCTCCAAGGCGCTCGATTGCTGACTTGTCGATGCCCGTCACCTCCAGAGCGGCCGGACCACCGCCGATTCGCGACAGGGAGCCAATGTCGCCAGACAGGTCGTACCCGCCAACGTACAGATTGTCTCCCAGTCCGGACTGCTTCGCCATCTATGCCTCCTGATTCCACAAGTCGTTGACGACCACTGGAAGAGCAATCGTCATGATCCGGTACAACGTCTCGTCAATCTCCAGGTATCCAGCCTCCATCGACAGCGGCTTGCCGTACTGACCAAGCAGGTCGATGTTCCGGACGTTACCGCCTAGCTCGAAGTCTCCGGAGTAGTCCGTCATCAGAGCATCGACAGCGGCGATCACCGTAGCGTCCACCGAATCAAGCGGCTCTGTGTTCATGCTGCAGTAGATCTGCACCACAAAGCCGATCAGGCCTGACGTCGAGGCAAGACCAGACCCTCCCAGAGCTGGGTTGATCGACTGGGCCCAGACCGCGCACGTTAGACCGTTGCCCGGAGCGTTGCGCGGCTCGTGAGTGTTGACGCGCTCGAACAAGCCGGTGGTCATTGCGTGCGAGACAATTGCGTCGAATATTGCAGATACATTCATCACTGCATCCTAGGGAGGTAGCGAGTCAACACTGTCTCAGCGATCCTGGAGGATTGCCGGTCGACATTCTGCGACACAAGCCGGAACGTGTGATACCCCTTGAAGCGGGTTGTTCTGTTCCGGCTCCCAGTCCCTTCGAGCCAAGGGCCGTATACCACGCCGTTGTCGTTGACCTCCCAGGAACCGCTGGACTGTACGGCGTGAATGTTCGACTGGTAGTACCCGGTAGGCTGTCGTAGTACCCGTCCAAGCTGCTGCCTGACCTGCCGCGCGCCGACCTCTGCAATCTCCTCTTCGGCAGCCTTGACAAACTGCCGTACCGCGAGCCGGGCACGGCCGTCAAACAACGGGCCTGACTTCTGTACGTCTACATCGAACCTGGGCATGTCTACACCGCCATTGTTCTGGCCTTGCGGCCGTAGCGGGCCTTGGCGTCTGCTTCGAGGGCCTTGATCCCGCGCCCGGTGAACTCCTTGGCGTTGTCGCCTGATCCGGAGATACGAGCGTATCCGGCGCTCTGCTGCAGCAGGGTGTTGATCGAGTACGCGGCGGCCAGAGTCTCCACCAGGCCCGGAGGCTCCCAGCGAACAATCGCCGTAGCGGTGTCGTGCGCAGCAGCTGTTGTACCGAGAGCACCGCGCTCGACCACTACAGTGCGTGGTGCGAAGATACTGGCCGACGCGGAATGCGTCGCCAGGACAGAGCCGTCCCAGGCCCGCTTGACAGTCAGTGTCGTACTGGCGATGTCGACCACCAACATACGCTCGCTGTCGATCAGGATAACTTCGCCCGGTTGCGGCGCGGCCGTAGCAGTGCTCAAAACGATCGACACGTCAGCAGCGCTCGCTGTCATGCTGTCGGACGCGTGGATGTCGACTGCTGTGTCGGCGAACGTACGGCCAGTCACGCGCATCCGCTCGTTGTCGATGCGGATGATGCTGCCAACGCCGACCAGGGAGCTGTCGGAAATGTCCACAGATGTCTCGCTGGTGTCCAGGGCTTCTGTGACAGTTCCAGCAGGCATCTCGTCATTGCTGTGCCCGAAGACGCCAGTCAGTGCGACGTTGCGCTGGTGAGTGTCGCCTCCGTCGAAGCTGGTGCTTGTGCCGATGTCCAACTCGATGTAGGTGTACGGCGGGCCATCGTTCGCGGGCTCCAGGTTGACATCGCCCAGAGCAATCGCGTTCCCGCCAGATGTGATCGAGGCCAGGCTGATCAGCTCGTCCTGATCAAGCCAAAGCCTCCAGCTCAGGCTCTGCTGAGAGTCTGGCCAGTCCTTGTAGCGCGTTCCTGTCCACGGGTAGAACCTCCTGTGCAGGAGGCCCTCGACAGCGCGGCTTCCCGACTCGATTGCTCGATCAACCTGGGCGTTGGACCGCGCTGTTTCCTTGATGTCCAGGACAGACTTGACGTTCTCCCTGGTCGTGTACCAAACGCCCATGCCGGTTACTCCCCTTCTTCCCACCACGCGCAGAGCTGGTCGCGCGTGTAGTCGTCAGCGTTCGCGCCTTCGTCCTCGAAGCCGTTGGCCCTGGCGAACTCCGCCCACTTCGCCTTGCTGGCGTTACGTGATGGAGTCTCGGGGCCACTGCCATCCGTCGCTGGGGCAGTGGAGGACTCCGCCGGGTCCGGACTGGAGGGGCTCTCCGTCGTTTGGACAGGCGGAAGGTCGCTGTTCTCGGTTGGCTCGCTCTTCGTCTTCTGCGACCCGGAAGATGTCGCAGAGCTGTTCCCAGGCCATTCCCCGCTCCCTGCGTTCGTCGGGCCGCCGTGCACGGTGATCTTAGGCATCCTAGATACCCCTTCTCGGGCCGGAGGTGGCCCGTACGTGGTCGGCAGCCGGGCTTAGGTGGCTGTGGGTGCCCAGCCCGGCTGCCGAGTCTTAGGCGGCGACCAGAGTTGCGCCGTCAGTGAGCGGAACCCACGTGACGCCAATAGTGACGGCACCGTTGGCCGACGACGGGAGCAGCTCCAGCTGGCCGACAGGGATTGCCCAGTTGACATCGTGACGTCCACCCCGAAGGAAGGACGACGCAGCAGTGGTGCCCTGGTCGAGGCCGACGACGCCGCCAGCCAGAGTGTCTGACGTACCGAGGTCGGTCGCGGTCACCAGCGTCATCGTGTCGCCGGTGGTCGGGTTGTTCTGCAGCGCGACCGTGCTCGCAGCCGTGATCGAAGTGGTGACCTTCAGCCATACGCTGGTGATCATCACCTCTCCACCTGCGACCGTGAACACGGGGATTGCAGAGCTGGCCAGGGTGCCCGACGCCTTGGTGGCGACGTTGCCCAGAACCGCCTTGCGGAAGGCGGTGTTGTCGTTGAGAACAGACATGGTTGCCTCCTATCAGGCGTCAGCGGAGCCGGGGCTCAGCAGGTTCGGGAGGTTGGTGGGCTTGCGCTGGACGTGGAGATCGTGCTTGAGGTAGACGCACGTCGCCAGCTGGGCGTTGGAGCCCTCTCCGCCGGAGCTGAACGAGATCCAGGCGTACCCGTCGCTGAGCTGGGCAGCGTCCACCTCGACCAGGATCAGCTGCTGCTGCTCAGCAGAGGTGCCGGCAGCGCCAGCCTCCACGATGTCGTCGTCAGCGGTCTGGGTGAACTTCTCCCAGGCCTCATCGTTGTCGAGGGTGGTTTCCTGCTTGACGAAGTAGTAGCTGATCGCGGCCAGGTCTGCGTCTGTACCGTTGACAGACGCCGTGTGCTGCTGGAGCACATACGAGAAGTCGTCTCCAGCAGTACCGGCCGCCTTGACGACCAGGATGCTGATCCCGCCGCAGTCTCCGATGTAGATCCGCTTGCCGGTCTGCGCGGTCTGCGCATCGACCGGGGCCCATGCCAGGCCTACGTCGAACAGTCTTCCGAGAGCATCCATCTTTGTTGTGCCTCTCCGCTAGGGGGTTTGTTGCCTAGCTGGTTCGCCCTACTCCCGGTAGGTCCGGGTACGGGCTAGGGTCTGGCCCAGCCGGTTGCGTCTTTCAGGCGGTGTCGCAACCGGCTGGTGTTCAGTCTCAGGCGCGGGTCGCCAGGTTGACGAACGGGCTGAGCGTCGCACTGTTGTTGTGCGGGGTGATCGGGCTCTGGAGCCAGGGCCGACCGTCGTTGCGCTGGATCACGCGGTACGTGGTCTTGTCGCTGGTGAACTTGACGTGCGGGCTGGAGTCCACCGTCATCTGCTGACGGTCACCGATCAGGTACATGCTCCAGTCCACGAACGACAGGTCACCGACCGTACCGAGCGCGGCCGGAGCCTTCTCAGTCATGATGATCGGGCGGCCCAGCAGAGTCAGGACCGGCGCACCGTGTCCGTCCGTCAGCCAGACCGCAGAGCCGCCGGTACCGACAGACAGCGCCATCGTGGCGAGTTCCGCGAACGTGTCGGGGCTGGCGAGCCAGACCGCGTTGTTCAGGGAGCTGGGCAGCATACGGGAGTACATCGCGATGACGTTCTCCCACACGATCGTGGTGGCTGCCTGGCCAGACGCCTTGGCGACGCTGATCAGCGCGGTGTTGTTGGCGTTGAGAGCACCGAGAGGAGCACCAGCGCCGTTCCCGCTGATGTAGTCGATGTCCTCGTAGTAGGCCATCGCCTCCGGGAAGATCTCATCGATGAACACGCCGAACGCGCCCCAGTCGCGCACCAGTTCGTTGGTGACGTGGGCGAGCGCGGTCTGCTTGGTAGCTTCGAGCTTGATGCTCCCGAAGGTGGCAGCGGACTCGGTGAGTTCCGCGCCCTCCTCCGTCCTGTAGACCACGACGCCGCCGTACACCGACGACACGTTGGACGTGGAGTCGATCATCGGGAACCGCAGGGTTGCGGAAGACATCGGGACCACGCGGGCACGCGGCCGGACGATCGAGGACTCCAGTGAGACCCGCAGCAGCTCCGCGCGGAACTCCTCAGGCACCAGGAAACCGCCCTCAGACGGAACCTTCTCCTGGTACGCACGCATCGTGCGCATGCGTTCGACGTTGTCGCCGGTGACGTGGCCGGAGGGGTGCGACTCCTGCCAGACGGCCTGGAGGTAGGTGGCCATGTCGGGGAAGACGCCGTTGAGCGGCGCACCGATGGCGTTGGGGTTGGCTAGCTTGTGGTACTTGTTGGACGGGGCAGAGTTGTGGTCGAGGTTCAGGCCCTTGATGGAGTGGCCTTCGTTCTCCCTGGCCCAGTCGGCCATGAAGGACTGTACCTGCTCCTTGACCTGGACCTGGATGCTGTCGTCGCGCTCCTGCACCGCGTTGACGTACCCCTTGACGAACTTGCCGAAGGTCCCGGCCGCCAGCATTCCGTCGATCTGGGCCTTGTCGCTCAGGGCCTCTTCGAACTGCTGCGGCGTTTCCGGCGCTGCGATGGTGCTCACTTCAATGCCTCCCTCAATGCGCGGATCGCCGCGTCGGTGTTGCTGTCGCTCAGGCGAGCGGCAGGATTGTCGATCGTGTGACCGACAAGGCTGATGTCCCACCGGTTGCCCGGTGAGTCTACTCCATGGACGCTGTCGGCGAGCCCGGACGCCACAGCCTCAGTCGCGTCATACCAGGTTTCCGCCTGCATGCGCGCGCGCCATTCCTTAGGCGTACCACCTGCCCGCTCGGCATAGATCCCGGCAATGGTCTCGCTGACCTTGTCGAGGAGTTCGGCCTGCTTGCGCATGTCCTCTGCGTTGCCTACAGACAGGCTGTGGCCCTCGTGGATCATCATCATCGCAGAGCTGTCGATCTCGATGGTGTCCCCGGCCATTGCGATGACAGAGGCAATCGAGGCCGCCAGGCCTTCGACCTTGACGTTGACCTTGGCCTTGTGCTTCTTGAGGGAGTTGTAGATGGCGATACCATCGAACACCTCCCCGCCAGGGCTGTTGATGCGTAGTACAACCTCGTCTACGTCGAGGTTGCTGAGGTCATTGGCGAAGTCTGAGGCCGAGACTCCAAAGAACCCGATCTCGTCATACACCATCACCTCGGCAAAGCGGCCAAGCTTGTCTTCGTTCTTGATCGAGTACCACTTGCGCTGTGGCACGATCCTGTTGTAGAGCTTTCCCCTGTTCACGCGTCCTCCTTTCCAGGCTCGGGGGCGGCCGGTAGCTGTTGGGTTGGCGGAGGCTTCGGCTTGTTGTACCGCAGCCCTTCGGGTAGGCCAGCGATCATTGCCGCATCCTCCGGCTCGACACCGGCGTCTGTCAGCGTCTTGTATGTGTTCGCGCGGCTCTCCCGTTCGGCATTGTCGGCTTCCTTGTCGGGCGGGACAGGAGTGTCATAGTCAAACTCCAGGTCCATGCCGGTGTCGCCGAACAGGGGCAGGAACTCAGTGTTGAGCATCTGCTTGATCCGCTCCAGCCGGGGCTTGACCAGCCAGCGCGCGAATACATACTCGCCAGCTTCGGCGTTGGCGCGGTTGACGTCGTCTACCGAGCCCAACATCGGCTTGGGGAACCGGAATGCCTCGCGAATGGTATCCCTGGAGATGTTGGACAGCTCAGCAAACTGCATGTCACGCTGGGTGAACTTCCTGTCTACCCACTTGCCGTGCTCCAGGATCGCAACACGGTGCGCGTTGGCTACCCCGCGATGTTGTTCGTTCCACCGGTCGCGCAGCTCCCTGAACTCCCCATCGCTGAGGCTCTCTGGAACTTCGATGATGCCGCCGGGCTCTGCGCTGTTGAGGAAGAAGTTTCTGTTCCACTCAGCAGAGTACTTGTTGGAGTCCAGGTTGGTCAGGATGGACTGGACTGGCCCCATGCCCCGGTATGCGTCGGTCGGGTTTGGGTTTCGCAGGAACAACACCTCATCAGGGCCAAACGGGACCTTAGTGCCGTCAGGGCTGCTATAGACGTACCCGGATAGGTAGTCTGTAGCGCTTGGCACCGGTGCCATCTTGTCGGGCCTGACAGGCCACAACTCCAGGGGGCCAAGCTTCTTCGACTTGGCGAACAGAGGAACAATCCAGCCTTCCCCGACAAGGTCGAGGTGCTGGCTGATAATCTGTACGAACTCCTGCTGGGTCATGAACTTGTTGGGCCGGTTCCACACAGACAAGGCCGCGTGCTTGGTGACCTCTGTCCGGCGCTCCATGTTGTCGCCGTATCTACGCCTGCCGTCCTTGGTCTTGCGGAACAGCTTCCAGCAAGCCTCGCTGACGGCTGTAGAGTCGGCGTCGACAATGGCGAACAGAGTTCCAACAGAGCCCATTGCATTCAGCAGCGACTCGGTATTGGCGCGTACAGACGCCTGTGCGAACGCCCCATTGTGCCCGGATCTGGAGGACACGTACGGGATAGGCGTCTTGTTAATGAGTGTTCCGACCAGGGACCTCACGGGCTGTCACCTCCTGTCAGCCACTCCAGCACCAGCACGGCCATCCCGCTGACCAGAAGCCCGAGCCCGAGCGCTACAGTGAACGCAGCAGCTGATACGAGCACCAGGCCTGCGAGCGTCAGGACAAATCGCTGGACAGCGGCGTACGCCGGAGTGTGCTGGCCGACAAAGCGCGCCAGCTTGGCGAGCACGGGGTCACGCTTGTGTGTGCGACGCTCCGCACGGCCCTGCGCGAACGCCTGCAGAGTAGTCACTACAAGTACCTCAATCTCGTCTTTACGCCCATGTCCTTATCGGCGACCATATACCTCTTGGCGTCCATGCCGTGGTCTCCGGACTTTACAGGCATGTCCTTTGCTGCATCCCAGATGTACCCTACTACCTCATCAGCTGTACAGGTCGGCTGGTTGGCTTCTCGCAGGGCTTGGTCAATCTCGACCAGAGCATCACGCATAATGTACAGACCGGGTGTGCCGTCTTCGCGCAGCTTGTGGCGCTCTTGTACGGCTTGGATCCCGTCCTTGACCTTCTTGTTGGCCGGAGTTGTACTCAGGCTCGTTGTCTTGGTGAAGGTGGCGCGCCCTTCGGCGTCATGGTCGCATATGATCCGCCTGGGCCGTGGTTCCTTCCAGACCCCGCCAGTGTACTCGCCATTGATCATTCGGCCGCCAGGGCAGACAATCGACATGATCTGCTGCGCATGTGCATCCACCGTCCGCTTGGTCATGTAGATCTCGCGGTACAGCCACAGCCTGCCATCCGGGTCAACAGCCCAGAACTGACAGACGAACGGGTTGGTGAACCCGAAGTCTATTGACCAGAACCGCTCCCAGTCGTCAGGCACCGGCTTGTTGTCGACAAGGTGTACAGCGGGGTCCCAGTCTTCGTACACCAGGCCTTCCGCGCTTACCCAAAGCCCGTCTCGTAGGCGAGCGCGGCGCGGGCCAGTAAGCCGGTCAAGCTTGGACAGGTAGGCAGCGCCGCGCTCTGTAGGCTGGCCGTCCTGGTACAGCACCGGGTTGTCAGCATGACGGGACTCCAGCAGTGTCGTGTCTCCTCTGTCCGCGCGTACCTTCAGCCAGTGGTGCGGAACGTCCGGGTTGCAGTCAGCAATCAATTGCTGGAAGCTGATCTTGCCGTTGCGCAACCGGGATGTAATGGCCTCCCAGTCGTTCTCTGTCAATTCTGTAGCTTCCTGCACATAGACCACGTCGTACTCAGACGACATGATCCGTGTCGCCTTGTCCATCCCGCCAACAACGATGCGCGATCCGTTGGTGTATCTGTAGCAGGCGGCCTCTTGTGAGCTGCCGCCGTACCAGGTGACGTGCCCGACCTCGATGGACTCCAGCGCGACAGCCTCACGGTATGTCACGAGGCCGGTCGAAGTCAGGCTTGTCAGCGTCTTCCGGACCATAAGGCCGCGCATACCAGGATTCTTCAGCGCCATCAGGTGGAGCTTCTCCAATGCAGCGCGGCTCTTGCCTGTCCCGGCTGGGCCGGACAGCAACACTTCGTCGTCCTTACACTTGAATGCAGCGAGAGCAGCGCCCACCGGCTTGTAATGATGCCTAAGTGACGTCTGCATCATCGACGCCTTCGAACTTGTACTTGCCCTCAACACTGGACTTCACAGTCATCTTGTTGGGGATCTGGCCGAGTTCCTCTGCAGCAGCCCTGAGCAACTTGTCCCGAAGCCGGATCCAAGCGTAAGCGTCCTCGTTGAGCTCAGCAAACTCTGCGAGCTTCTCGTTGATGCTCTCCAGGTCAGCCTGGTAGTACTCTAGCCTGTTGGACTTGTCGGCAATCCAGAGCCCGGCGAACTCGTTGTCGATGTCGGCGCGGATCGCTTCGATGCGTTCGCGGTGCTCCGTGTTGATCTGTGAGATCCGGGGCTGCGACACTCCATACTTCCGAGCGAGAGCGGATTGTGGCTTGTCGGCTTCAGCAAGCTCTCGCAGCAGTCTTGCAAGCCGGTGTCCACGAAGAATGACCTTTGGCGAACGATAACCGTCGTCAGCATAAGAAGCTTGATAAGCAGGCCCGTCGTTGGAGCGTCCAGGAGTGGCGGGCTGTCTTTTTTTCACCATTTCCGCCCACCTCCTCACCCATCGCGTATAGGAACGTCAGCAGCAATCCGAGGGTCACCATTTCGGCTCCGCTCAGGCATGCAACCCCAACTTAGGATTCATACCTTACCCTACGCGCGCCCGACCCCGAATATTGACCGTCATAAATATACCGTAAGCGATGAGCCGACTACCGGGACCGCGCGGGACCGGACCAGGGACTGCGAAAAGACCGCACTGTGGCCCCAGACATATCTGCAGGTCGGAGGCCCTTTTTCAAGATCGAAGACCACAAGGACCACAATTCGGGAGTTCCCTCCCCGGCTATATACGCTTTTATACTTACTTACTCTTACTTAGAATTCTAAGAATATGTGGTCCTGTGGTCCTATACCCCCTTCTACCAGGGCAAACAGTAGGACCGCACCTGGTCCTAGGTGCGGTCCTGGGTCCTGCGTGGTCCTAGCGGAGCTTCGGGCCGTCCTTCGAGGGCTCCCGCAGCTTCATGCCCGACCAGCCGCGTGCTCCCTTGACCTTGGTCCGCTTGTACTCCAGCCCACCCAGCTCATGCCCGAGAGGGCTGGCCTGCAGCGGCTTCGTCCCGGTAGTCATGCACCACAACTCGTAAGCCGCGCGCAACTCTGCTGATGTGATCTCGAAGTCGTCGCCCTTGACAGTGCAGTCCATCAGGAACTCGGTGGTGCTGGACATCTCGTCTCGGTACCCGGCTGTTGTCTTCCTGACGGACTCCGGCCATTCCTCTCGGTCCAGGCCCTCTGCGAGGTACATGTTCCATCCCTCAACGCACCAGGCTAGGAAAGCCTCTCGCGCCCCGGCATCCGAGACCATGGCCGTACCCCTCTTGGCATTTGCCGAAGTCCTAGGCACAACCTGATCGAACTCTACGACGCACATACGGTTCGCTGTGGCTGCGTCGGCTCCCTTGATTCGCGGGGTGTCGTTGGTGGCAATGAACATTGTGAACTGCGGCATCACCGTCTCTTCGTCCTTGTTCTTCCGGGCGAAGGTGATCTGGTCGAGCCCGCCGCTCAGCCTCTTGATCTGGTCGGCATGGATCTCCAGGTTGTTGCCCGACTCCGACGACAGGGCAAACCTGGACCGGACAATGTTGGCGATGTCTGAGCGCGGCCCTTCGTCAAACTGTCCGCGCAGCACTGTCATCTGCATCGTTGAGGCGTACCCTCCGGCAACCTGCCCGCCGAACACCGCGCTGGCCATCTCCAGGATGGTGCTCTTGCCCGAGTTGCCAGGCCCCTGGAAGAACACCATCAGCTTCTCGTGGTTCCTGCCGTACATGCTGTAGCCCAGCAGCTTCTGAACAAGCCTGCGCTTGCCCGTCTCCGGTAGGAACGTGTCAAGGTAGCTCTCCCACAGCGGCGACAACGCCCCGTCCACATACTCCGTCCCGCAGTCGCGCGTGACAAAGTCCTCTCGCGTGTAGTCGCCGAACTCCGCCTTGTCGCCGCTTGGGTCAAGGACCAGGATGCCATTGCGGCACCCCAGCAGCTTGGGGTCGGTGTCGAACTTCTCTGCGGTCACCGAAGACTGGCGCTTGAAGGTCTTCGCAACCTCCATCATCGCAACGATGCGCGACCGGTTGCCGCACTGCCGACCCCAGGACAAGGCGGCCTGCGCATCCTTCTCTCTGTCCTTGTCGCCCTTGGCTGCTGCCTTGAGTTCGTAACCATCCTTCAGTAGCTCGTGCTGGACATCCGTCGCCCAGCGGTCCACGATGCCGCGCTTGTCTTCGACCCAGCGACCTCCGACCCACACAGCCCATGCCGACCACTGGCGGATCCAGTACATGTCCTTTCCGTGCTTGGCGCAAAGCCGCTCCGCGTTCCCGGTGTCGTTCCATTCGTAACGCCCCGACACAGAGGACGTCTCGGCAGACGCAGCCTTTCCCGCAGACACACGTGCCTTCTGCCTGGCCAGCAGTTCTTCTGGGTTGTCCGGGATCTCAGTCATCATCACGCGTCCTTGCTTTTGTGGCTGCCATCCCAGGACCGCGTTGCGGACCCCGTTCCGAGTTCGCCGTACTTGTCGATGTATGCCGCCAGCTCGTGGTGCTTGACCACCATAAGCTCGCCTCGTTCCCAGCCAGAGTCCAGATGATCAGACATGTCCGACTTGGCCAGCTTGTTCTGGGGGAGGACAAACACCACCTGCTCCATCTTGATCCCGACTTCAGACAGAAGCCCCCAGTGGTGCCAAGCCAGCTGACGACCGACCTTGTCCCGGTCCATGCAGATGATGATCTGGCATTTGGCCCCCAGGAACCAAATGGCCTGCCCGTAGCGCGCTCCACTGCCGCCTTGCCAGTGTGAGGTCGCCGGACCCCAGCCCGCCTGCATGATGTTGCGCGCGTCCTTTTCCCCCTCGCACCAGAACAAGGACGACGTGGGCTTGTCCCAGGCCCACAGCAGAGCCTTCAGCTGGTACATGAGGATTGTGTCGTCTCCGCCGTACATCCCGATGCCCGACGCCCACTTGCCAGGAGCAGGGCTGTCGCATATGCACCCGTCCTCGCACATGTGCTTGGTGGTGAAGGTCTTGTCAACAACCTTCCCGGTGCGCAGGCTGATCAGGTCCCAGCGAACCTTGGCGTACACCGGCTTGAAGTCCGGATCCAGGTACACGTACGGCTTGAGTATCGACTTCGACGGCATCAGCCCCTTGTCCAGCCACCCGGACGAAGCAGCCCAGTCCAGTCGCCACTGCTCTTCGTACCACTTCTTGGTCACGCCGCGCTCCTGAAGTAGACCTCGACACACACCGGGTAGTAACGGATGTGCTTGGGCGGGTTGACCGGCCGAACAGGAGTGACAGCCGCCGGAGCAAACTCCCAGCCGCCATGGACGTCGCAGACACATCCGCACTCGCACGCGCAGCTACAGTCCCTGTTCACAGCAGCCACTCCAGTTCCCGAACCTCACGCGCCTGCCGGACCAGCCCAGCGTAAGCAGCCGCCTCTTCGTCGTCTCCCATCCACACCTTCCAGGCACGCCTCCGGACGGTCCTGTCGTATGCCTCCGCTTCGGTCTCGCCGGGCAGCGCCGTGATCTGGTTGCGCTCCCAGTTACGCGGGGTGCTATTTCCAAGCATCGGGTATACTTCCTTTCGGTTGGTACATCGGATTGGCGCAGAGGGCCTCACCCTTACCGGTGGGGCCTTCGTCATTTACCGGGCGCTGACTCCCAGCAGCTCCTTGTTGATCAGCTGACGGACAACATCGGCCTTTGCCATGTCGAGCCTGTCAGCCTCCGCCTGGACGGCTGCCTCCTGGACTTCGGTAAGTCGTAGGTTGATCGGGCTTCCGTACCTCTTGGGCCTGGCCATGTCTGCTCCTTGGTGTGGGGTCTTTTGCCTAGTACGGCGAGACGCACTCTGTAGTCATGGCGATGGTGCAGAACTCGTCTTCGTCCAGGTCGTGTCCGCAGCCGTCGCACATCTTCGTCTCCCAGTCTCGCTTCGTTCTTTCCGACGCTTCAAAGACTACCGTATTCCCGGAGTTGCCGGGCATCCTCATTTCGGGCCGGCAAGCACCTCTACCTGCGGGGAATATTGGCGGTACTATTTCCGCGTGACCGAAACCGCCTGGACCGTCCGAGAGGCCCACCGAGAGCTGGCAACTCGCGTTAGCTTCCGGACCTTCGCGGGGTGGGTGCGGGCGTCCCTAGAGCCCGTAGGGGTCCGGGAAACGGGTCACCGGGGCCGTCCGGCCTATACGTACGACGCAACCGAGGTCGAAGACCTCATAAACCGCAAGGGAGACACCGGATGATCTGGACTGGGATCGCGGTCTTGCTGCTCATCGCCGCAATCGTCATCAACAACATCAAGCTCCGCAAGGAGACCAAGGCCGACAGCGAGCGGCTCCGGGCGACCATTGCCGCCTACGCCACCCCGAAGAAGGCCCACCAGTGAGAGATGCCCTGAAGGCCACCGCGCTCGCCCTGGCCACTTTGGCCGTCGCCGTAGCAGCAGGCTGTGCACAAGCAGCCGACAGGTCAGCCCCGACGTCCGGATGCACCGAAGAGGCATCTGTTCAGATGTACGTTGAGCGCTACTTCGACTGCAGCGACACATCCATCTACACCTTCAAGACAAAGGAAGACCGGGATGCATGGCTGACGATCGCCAAACTCTTCGGCAACGTCGCAGTGGACTCCGGAGAGACCTGGTTGAAGATCAAGAACTAGCGCCAGAAATAGAGAAACGCCCCGGCCAGGGAGACCTGAGACCGGGGCGTTTCCGTTCTTGGGGCCGGTCTATTCTACCCGACCAGCTTTTCTGATATGACTCCCTTGCACAGGAAGATGTTGGAAGCGCTGGAGGCCGACCACTGCGCAGTGAGCTGAATGTATGTAGCGGCAGCAGTGGTGTCGACAGTGGCCGAGGCCGTGCCATCAATCACCGTGGTGATCTCAGCCGCATCGTTGATGTATGGTGCTGTGCCTGCCAGGATGCCAGATGTTTTGTACTTCAGAGGCCCATTGAGAGCGCCTGCTGCGCCGATAGACTCGCAGCACATGAAAGTGTCTGCGATAAACAACCGGTTTGTCACGCCACTCTGAACAGTGAGAGCGGTGGTCTGGGCAACCTGAGTGTTTGACGTCGGAGTCGCGCTGTTCCCAACTCTGAGCCGCACTGTGATCGTTGGCGTGCCGGTGACAGCCATAGCGCCCCAGGCCTTGATCCGGAAGCACATGCCGACCTCAGCAACGTTTGCCGGGATCAGGATCTGCGCAAACACCGTCTCGGTGGTCGTGGTGTTGATGTTGGTTGCGGCTGACGGAAGGACCAGGTGCCCGACCTCCATGGCCAACAGCTTCTCAGCCGTGACCTTCTCGCCAGCAGACCAGTCTACTGCTGTCATTGCTCCTCCTACAGGGCTACGAACATCGGATAGGCGACCTTGACAGCCGCGCCGGTAGAGTGAGTCTTGACGATCCCGTTGGCCGACCTGGTCACAGTGAACGTCTGCGGGGATGTCGTACCAGAGACAGCAGTCACTGTCATGACCTCTCCGCCAACGACTATGTCGTACGGGAATTCGCCCGCGTCCGACGCAGTGTCGGCCCAGACTGGTCCGTCAGTAGTCAACACGGTAACGTCCGTCTCGGTGGTTGTCAGGTCCTCTCCGAGTTCAGAACCAGTGGTGTCGACTTCGAGAGTATCCACGCTGACGTCAGCTACGTGGTAAGGCGACTCAGGGATGCCGAAGAAGGCCATATTGTGTTCCTGACCAGTGAGCATCTCCTTGTACCCGACCACGAGTTGTGTGACGTCGTCTGGCGGCATCCAACTCGGAACGTTAACCACGGTGATACGGTTGCCGACGTCGGAGAACATAGCCTGCTCGCGCATGTCGCCTGTCGCAAACGTCGAGTGCCGAAGGTTGATGGCGATGTTCGGGTAGCGTGCTTCGTCGACAGTGCCGACATTCAGCAACCACCCAGCATAGTCACCCAGCTTTGTGTCGTCCTCTACATTCATGGTGACGCTGTTGTCGTACTTGCCGACTCCGAGAGGCGGGGCCAGAACGGACAGCGGACCCGAGTCTAGCGACTTCCGTGCAGACGACCCGTTGGGCCGGAGCACGGTGATGTAGTTGCGTGTGTTCTGGTCGTCGTCGACAGGGTCCAGGGAGTCCGACAGCTCGTGGTTGCTGTAGTCGAGTTCCAGGGCCGTGGTGAGGTTGTACAGGCTGAACCTAGTCCTGTACTCCAGGCCAATCTGGTCGCGCGATTCGTACATCATGCCCATGTCGGCGGTGACGCACTCGGCGAGTAGCTCCAGGAACTGCAACGGACCCTGCGGTCCCATAGGCTCGGTGTGTGCTGTTCCCCCGATGATCCGAAGTTCCACGCCCTGTTCGTCGCACAGCCTTGCCATACGGACGCCAGAAAGTTCCCCGACATAGCCGATGATCTGGTCTCGGAGGTCGTACGAAGACGACACGTCCTTCTGCAGAGTCAGGTGCCCATACGACACACCAGCCATGTCCTTGTTTGGGGCTAGGGTGATCGCCGTAACGCGACCGACGGTGCAACCAGTTAGTGCCTCGCTCCACACCAGTGGGCTGCCAGTCGACAGGTAGTAGTACCCGAGCACGGTGTTGACGTTTGCGCCGCTCTGTGTTAGCTCGATGCTGACGCGCCCTGGTTCTCCGGCAATTGCGAAGGCAGCTGCCGTTGTCGAGTCAATCACCACGTTCTCTGCGGTGTAGGCGATCAGCTGCATGCTGCCAGCAGTGCTTGTATTGACCAGGTCGACACGGCGGGCCGACCCGCTACAAAATAGGCGGGCAATCACAGTGCCGGCAGCAACCCCAGCGATGGGGACAGACAGAAGGTGCCTGACTTGCGTCTCGCCGGTCGATGTGTAGGTGTTGACCGTGTACTCGACACGGCCAGCCTGCATGACAGCAATTGGCTCTGACCCGACGAACTGATCGTCAGAGCCAAGGTCGACAATTCCGTCAATGTCGCCTTCGAGCCCGGAGCTGATACCTGAGGCGATTCCGTACGATCCGCTCAGGTCCTCCATCGGCCAGTACTCGATCACAGGGTTGCTGGTGTCTCCAGTGATCCCCTTGAACAGAGCGGAGTCTGAGGCTGACGTGCCCTGGCCGAGCCGACGCATGACCCCAGCGGCTTCAAGGTCAACATAGACGTCGTTGCCTGAAATGTCCCACTTCTGCGGCCAGGAAGACACCTCTCCATGGAATCTGTAGTGACGATCCTCGATGGCCAGGAAGCACACCCAACTGCGCGGGCTTGTCGTCGTGTCGTCAAACACTTCGTCCCCGGCCACCTGGATTGTGAAGTCCGGGTTGGCCACAAGAGTTCCGGCGATCCCGTTGCGCATCTGGAATGCGTGGATCTTCCCCTGCATCGCCGAAGTGCTCAGACCCAGGGTCGTGCCAAGCTCCAGATCAGCCGTGGAGCTGAAGATTGAAGTTGTCCCAGCAGTCGTGACGGCAGAGCCGAGAGTTGTCCACGACCCGCCGATTGAATCGGAGGTGTAGAATGTGACTGTGTTCCCGGATGCCCCGTTGTTGACGTCCAGCGTGACACGCAGGGCAAGCCGACCCTGTGTGACGGGAATGGGTGCTGTCGAGCTGATTGTAATTCTCGCGGCCAGAGTCCCGTCCGGCGACCACGCAAACGTAGTGATCCCGTTGTCGTCAGTCCACCAGGCCCAGGACCTCTGGTTGCCGGTGACGACGTACTTCCCAGCCAGGGCCTGGCCGTCCCTCCAGGAATCAAGCGATGCCTCAAGCCTCAGGTCGATGTCGCCTGTGACATCCAACACAGCCGCGTCAACCGTCAGCGCCCCGTTGGCATTGCTGCCGTTGACAGGCATGTAGCTCTCGCCGTACGGGACCGACACCCTGATCGGAGTATTGCGGCCGATCAACCCGAAGTACGGAGACGACGGGTTGCGCGGGCTGTACTTGCCGTCAGCGTTGGAGAGCGTCAAGGTGAGCCTGCTGGCCTCGACAGATCCGCCTTCAGAAGACTTGCCCCTGTTGATTGTCACGCCAGCAGAGTATCTGACATCGTCCTTGATCGCTGTCCAGGCCCCGTTGATGTACATATCAATCTTCGGGTCGATTGGCGTGACCATAACCTACCTCCCTAGGGTTGCCTGGACGTTTCCGCCCCGAGCAGAGATTGACTTGCGCAGAGGGTCGATCAGAAGTTCGCCAACCTTGTTACCGCCGATGCTGACATTGACGATGATAGGCCCGCCACCACCGCCGCCAGACATCATCCTCTGGCTATCCCCGGCAGTGTGCACAGTTGACCCAGGAGCCAGGCTGACCAGTTCCGGACCCTGCTCACCTA